TTACAACGTGCGATTTTCCGTTTCCTGGTTTTATTCCTCTTGACTATACACCTGAGAATCTTGTCATTACAGAAGAAGCACCTATCAATAATGAGCCACCGCCCTTACCAGAAACAGAGCAGCCAAAAATTCCTGACCTACCTGAACCACCCCCACCACCTTTTCCTCCCTGTCCTGGTAAAAATGACCAAAGAGTAGGAGACTTTCGTAACGATAAAAAGTTAGAACGTGTTATTGGGCATGAAAGAGGGCAAGATGGGAGTGAGTGCATAACTCTTTATGAAGCAGTTGAGTGGAAAGAACAATACATTCCCTCTGCTCCTCAGTTTGTTGGGGTTTTTAGCCTTGCTTTGGTTGGTGCTTCTGCACCATTGGTACTTCAGCTTGTACGGCCTGTCGTGAAACAAGTCGTTACCAAATTAACGAAAAAGAAGGTAAAATAATAATCCGTAGATGAGTTTAATACCCGTGACTTGTCTACTGGGCTATTTTATGAGTATGTGGAATAACTTGATTTGGTGGAATGTTAACAACAATATCTTCACAGGTAATAGCACTAGGAGTATTAGGTTTGAAAGTTACTCCATCTTTTGCCATCTTTGAACACATCTCCAAACGATAGAGACTAATTTCCATTTTAGTTTTCTTTATCAATAATTTCTGAGCTTCAATATTTACTTGGGTCGCTTCGTGGCATAAAGCTGGCGATTTTCCCAGTGGAATATTTATCTGAGCAGAGATACCATAGTTCAAATTGTAATTATCCTTTTCAAATCTAGGAGTCTCTTGAACATACTTTATCTCTCCAGTATCTTCGTCATATATGTTTTGCCTAGTGACCTGTTCTATTGGTCTGTTAAATGACCAAGCATCTGTTACATAAGGAGTAATCGTTAGGCTAGGAGAAGCACATACTATGCCCTGACTCATTTTATAAGATGGCATGGCTGAAGGGGTTATCATCGTTGCGTTATTATTAACAACACCTTGAGCATTTGATGATGGAGAAGCGACAGTTGTATTCGCCAAAACCTTTGCAGGGCAAAGGATTATAGCTATTGCCCAAATGTAGTTGTAGTTTCTGTAGTTGTGCTTGTATTTATTTGGCGAGTTATAGTTGTGGTCGTATCCAGCCCTGGAGTAATGAGCGTTTCTTGTAGAGAGAAGGCTGCTCCATCGTTTACGATTCCCCAACGAGGTATAGCTTCTAAGTTTGGTGAAGTCCAATTAAAATTTACTCCCCCGACTGTTTGTTCATTCGTAGTCGTAGCAGTAGGGTTGATATATCCCGTTTCAGATTTGATATTATGTCCTGATGCTGAGTAGGAGTATCCTGTCCTATATTGATGGCTCGTAATCGTTTCATTAATTATTGATTCAGATGTACTTGATGTTGTAGAACTTCCTGTACGAAACTGTGGAACTACAGGAACAGCAAGTGTTCTTATAGGTAATGCTAATAAAACCAGCAGCCAAAGTCTAGTCAATCGTAATAGTAACTTTAGTAGATCCTATACAAGATGTACCCGACCCACCTGCGGTACAGGTATGGATTCCAGAACTCAATGACGTTAAAGCGAGAGATCCAGCAGTACCGCCTGATCCAATAGTAGTTTGTCCACCCAATACTGGTAATGCTGCAATACCCGAACTAGGAGTTACGGCAGATGGTGTAGCATCGCCCATAGTCACCGACTCGGTTTTTGAGAAGGCTGAACCGCTAGTGGTTACTGTAGTATCTGTTTGAATCATAGCTGGCACACCATTAGTGAGGCTCCCTACATTTATCCCCCCAATCTTTCCTGATGTAGTTGTATCTCCTACAGTTACCGATGGGGTGATATTGTTTCCGCTAAGACTATATGTAGTTCCTACTTTATTCGTAACAACATAGGGCATATCTACAGTAATTTGTGCAGAAGTAACAAACTCTTGTTTTATATCTGCAAATGCAGCAGATGGTACAAATAGAAGTAAAGCAAACAGTTTTTTCATTTGATACCTACTTTGTTTTTACTATTATCTATTATTTTAGGACCATTACTGTTATTTACGCCACTTTTCTTGTTTCCCACGGAAATGCCGTACGAACCTAAAACTCCCGAAACCAAGCCTGCCGTGAAAGCACCGTCTATCCTTACCTTGCCCATGTATCCCAAAGTCATCATTGATAAACTCCAAGTCAAAATTAGAAATCTGATAGCGTGACCAAAGAGTTCACCCCATTCGATGCCTTCTTTTTCTTCTTTCTCTTCAGCCATAAAAGTAAAGATTCTTGTCTAATACTAGCAATTTAGCTATGTTTGGGAAGTAACACATAAAAATGATGGTAAAAATCTTAAAACCTATTCTTCTAATCTTTATTAAATCCAAAGCGATGAAGAGGTTGATTGTTGATTTGCTCAAGGCAATAGCTAAACAGACAGACAACACGATAGACGATCAGGCAGTTGAATTTATTGAGGCCAGAATGTTTCCAGGGTCTACTACCAATCTTCAATGAAAATAACAAAATTTCTCAACATTAATATAGAACCAGCACCTCCAGAAATGGAATTAGAAGTTGAAATGCAATGTAGAGAAATTATGAAAGTAAATGATTTGGATAATTTAAAAAGATTTTGTACTCATCTTGTAAGAAAAAAATTTGATCAAGATATATTTATGGCTTCTATGTTAAATAGATTAATTGAATTAGAAGCTAATGCTGTTGTAAAAGAAATTAGAAAAGAAAAACCTACTAATCCTATTAAGAAGTTTTTTCATATTCATTAATTTCTTCGTCTGTAAAATCTCTAATTAATAATTTGTCAATTTTATCAATTTCATAATTAAATTTAAGGATTGCAGTTCTTATATGTTCTGCAACCCAACGACCCTCTTCGTAAACCACTTGAGCTTTACCATTTTCTTTGATAAACACATAGTGATCCATTCCTCTCATCTGAACATCTATAAAATTTTTCTCTAAATTTTTTCGTCTTATTTCTTTTAATTTTTTTAGCTTTTTAATAGATGGATTTGGACTTTTGCTCATTTTTGATAACCAGAAGGAGGAGGTGTAAGCCAGTAGCGTACACCATTTACTATTTTAAAATGAATATTTAGGTTAGGATCTTTAACTAAATATTCAGATTTTGGTTTAGAAAGGTAGGTCTTCATTTACCTCTCGTTCAAGCTTCTGTGGATTAATGTTGCCAAATACTCCGAACTGCCCATCCATCGCTTTAGAGTAGATTTGTACACATTGAGTTTTAACTTTCTCTTTTTTGTTGAAATCGTAGACTTCTCCATCTTTAGCTTTTTGATCTACTAGGTTTTGTAAATGATCTATGAAATGTGTAACAGAGTCAACAGGAATTGTTAAACTCAAGACCTGTTGGCCTTCGTTAAAACGATCATCACCTATAGACCATTTGATAGGTAATGGAAGTGCTGGATTAAAGTCAGCCATAATTAAAAAAATCTTTTAGTAAATTGTTTAGAAATTGATTTGTAGAGATATTGTTCGACTTACAATATTCTCTAAGTGAAAAAGCAAGATCATCATTTGTACGCACCCCAAATACGTTTCTGTTCCAATCTTTCTTGCGTTCTGATCTTCTTTGTTCAAGTTGTTTCATAACCTGTTGACCTGAGAACTCTGCTTCTTCTGTTGTCATTTGTTGTCATCTATCTTTGATATAGCATGACTTAGAAACTCCCCGTGTCTAGCTTCTGTAATAAATCCCGAAAGTTTAGGAACTTTAAATTCTTCTATAAAAGATAAAGCTATCTTTTTATACTGATCAGGATTAGTTTTATTTAACTCCTTAAGCTGATCCATAATAAGATTCCTAGCATCAGTAGTTATAGGAGGATTCTTAATGGCTTGTTCTGAAACAGGTGCAAGTTTTTGATTAGCTTTAGTAGGTGTTCTGCTAGTACCTGGTTCAGTTTCAGGTGGTTGATTCAATGACGTAGCATCATCATCTTCCTCAGAACCTATACCATAAGCAGCACCAAGAGCATATCTTCTGGTATATGTAATTGATATACCAAGATCGTGCATAACATTAAAACTTTTAAGCTCTTTTAAAGGTAATTTACTTTCAAGTTTTTCATCCTTGAAATATAAAGTAGTAGTAAGAACTGTAAGAACTTGATCAGTTCCTAAAGGTATATAGTCAAAGGTTTGGGTATGCGAAATACCTAATTCGGCTGCTGGTTGAATTGCTTTAACAACATCTACAAGAGTCGAATACTTCCGTACAGTAGTTACATACTGATTGGTTTTTTTATCTTTTCTAGTTTCTCTAGCTATACCTGTTTTATCAGCAGATTTAACTTTTGATTGAAAGATAGCAAGAGCTTCAGAAAGAGTCTGCGGTTTTGGCAGTGGTTTTTCTTTTGTGGTCATTAGTAAAAATAGTTTACTGTTCTAATATATTACACTTATATATTGTTTACGACAATGCTGCCTGTAATAATGTATTAAATTGTTCTGGTGTTAACACAACTCTCCATTCTCCTCCTCTAAATCTAACCATGCTCGCAGCAAAGTCTACATCTGCATTTTGCCTTTGTGTTTCCACTTCTCTAGGCTTTACAAGACAGGCTCGGTTTTTATCTTTGTAATCACATACCTGTACTACACAGTTTGGTATGCCATATATATCTCCAACATCATCTGGTATTCCTGCTGCAAGATTTCTTTTACATTCAAATCCTGTCACTTTCGTCAAAACTTCTGCTGCTTCTCTCTCTGCTTTATCTCCTTTTCTTTTATTAGGATTAGTCATCCTTGCAAGTCCGCAATCCTTTTGTCTAGCTCTTTACTTCTAATATCAAATTCTTCATCAGATATTTCTTGTTGAAACCATGCCCATTCCAATGCTGCATATTTATTGTTTAGTTGAGTAATAAAAAATTTTCTTTTTTCATTTAATTCTTTATAAAAACATTTCATCTAAAAATACCCCATCTTTTTTTTACTTTAGATTTAAGTTGTTCTTTTTTCTGTCTTGTTATCTTAAGAAAACAATCGTCAAGTTCATCAATTAAACCGTCAAACTCAGCTTGATCTGATATTGCTAATGATCTTTGAAAGTTAACAATAGATGCTCTTATTAGTTTTAAGTCTCTTCCTGAGACATCAAGAATATACCTCATCCCTCCAGCACTCCTCATTGGATAAAAGTTTTGCAATTTTCTTTAATTTTTTTTCATCATCATTTGTTAAAAAAATCATACAATCTTTTTCTGTAGGAGGTACACCACTTATCCCTGCAAGATATGTAGAACTATTATTTATTTCATAGTTAACTATATCTGCTCCTAAATTAGTCAACATCAGATGACATTCAAACCCGTCTAATGCAAGATAGAATCTTTGACTATCATCATCAAAATATATGACAGTTGGTGGGTATAATTTTTTTTCTGTTTGTTGTTTCATAATTTTTTAGTCCATGCTTCAATAAGTTGTTTTAATTCAGCTATACGTTTTTGAGCAGCTTCTATTTTTTGCTCCTTTGTCATTTTTTTAATTCATCCATAAGGTCTGTTATTTGTTCTTTGGTATAACCAAAATGATCTATAAGTTTGTTATATGAAAAATATCTAACCTTTCCATTTTTAGAAAACAAACCAGTTACTAATTCACTTTCATAACTTGGTGTAACCCATTTTGGTTTTATTTTTAATTTTTTACAAAGGTAATCATCTTCTCTAGGTACAAAAAATTCGTAAACTGTTTCAGAATCAGGATCATAAAAAATTTGACCCTTATATGGATTTTTTGGAAAATCTGGCATTTAAAATAACTCCTGTTTTGATTCAAACTTTTCCCATGCTTCTTGCCATGCAGCAAGACATCTTTCGGTAGGCTGTTCATTATTTAAAATACATCTACCTTCATAAGCCCAAATGGTATTGCATACATCTGGGATTATCCCATAGTTTAGTTTCAACATTTCAATGTAACAACCTAGCTGTTTATCAGTTAAATAAGGTTCTTTCCAGTATTGTTTTACAACAATATTTTCATCAGGAAAAAGATCTTCTATTTCAATCATTCCTTCTTTAAATCGTTTTCTAATGTCATATTTAGAATTACCTTTAGTTTTTAAATCAATTAGCCTAATCTTTTTAGCTTTAGTATCATATCCAAGTAAATCAAGCTGACCTCCAACTGATTTATCTGGTATAGACATCATAAGTTCCACAGCCATTGGTTCAAAATGTGTGAACAGTTCATGTTCAAGTAATGGACCAACCCATGCTTCGTAATCTCCAGCATCAATCTCTCCATTACCAAGCATCTTTTCAGCTAAACATTCATGTACTTTTACTCCTCTTGGCTGCCAGATATATCTGTAGGCTTCGATATTTTCTTTAGCTTCTTCTGTTAGTTCATTACAAACTTCTGTTGTAGAAAAAGCAAGCCATCTTTGTAAAGTCTCATCAAAGTATTTGTGAGTCTCCTGATCTCTGAAGATAGCGAGTGGTTTTAATAGTTCGATAGTTTTCATTTACCCTCCATAAGTTCTTTAGCAGTTTTACCCATTTCAGCTAATGTTGGTGGTAAATCATTATCGCTGGCCTTAAAATATCTAGGCTTAAATTCTGGTTCTTCTGGTTTATAGGATTGCTTTAATGGAAATAAATCCTTCCAGCCACCTGCTATAGCGTTCTCAAGAGCTTGTTTTCTATCTTGTGCAGGAAATGACCTTAACTTCTTAAAGATGCGTTCAGCAACGCTTGTAGTACATGATCCACCTTTTTTCTTTCTTATGGGCCACCATTCAATTAAAAGATCAGCATATTCTTTTAAATCATCAGGTATTACATCTTTGTTAATCACATAAAAAGAAAATGGGTCCAATCCTGTTGAAAATGGGTTCTTTTTGGCTTTTCTCCTGGATTCAACATTCATTTTGTCTCTAATTAAGTTTCTGACTACAGCAGATACTTTTAATTCTGGATTTGTTTTGGAATCAAGCCAAGCAATTTGTTCATGCTCCAAATACAACGTAAGTTTTTCTTTTGGCATAAGTTTATGTCTTTGTATGTAAGTGTATAAATGATATTTTATCTTGTCAACA